ATACTCCTCTAGCTCCGATCCCTTGGTACGGTGTGTAGTACTTAGTAGCGTAGTTGTGTCCGTCAGGCGGTAAGACATAAGGAAGTGTAAGCTCAGAAGATGTACGACCTCTGTCTAAGAATGACCACCGTTGGTTTTCCAACGAGTGATAAAGCCCTTGGGCTGTTTCGTGCATACCAATTAAAGAGTTGATACAGTAATACTGTACTTCTTACCTAAGTAATTCGTTACGGTATTCATATCTGAATCTGACAAAGCTGAATCAAATACCATGTACTCGCCTAACAAATTAGGAGAATCAGCTCCCACAGTATTATCAAATAATTCATAACTAACACCGTTGGTGAATAAGGTTCCTGTAGCAACTGTCGTCTCAGTATCCGCTTGAGTTGTTCCATTTACGAATGATTCAGCTAATGATGAACCCATACGGATTGAATAGATACTTAACTTTCTTAGCAATTGCTCGGTATCAAGGTCTGTTCTTAAATAAGTAGTCGAAGACGATGTACCTGCGTAGGCTTTTGCTCTAAAAAAATAGTCTCCCCCAGCAATTGATCCTACTTGTTCTATTAGGGTTGTGCTATCGCTCGATCTAAGGAGATAATCACCACTGATCGGAGCGGTATACAATACAAAAAACATCGTACTACCAGCACCCGCTATCTGACTAGATGCACTACCTGTAAGAACTAACGCATCTGCATCATAACTAACCATTGTTTCATTAGATGCTCCAAAGTTGTTAAGTATACGAGGTCTCAAATTTGAATTACTTTGTACAAAATCAAAACCATTACCTGATCTGTCTGCCCAAGCACCTACCTCGTCACCATCGTCAGATACTAAATTACTTTTCAACTCATCGTCGTAGAAGTAACCACCTGCACCGTCCAACCAAAGGTGAGGACTTAAAGCTGTGATGTCGGAGTCGTTGTACAACTGACCGTTGTCTTGATATTCTTTCCAAGCTGTACCGCTATACACGATAACTTTATTAGTATCTGTTTCAAACAGTGTATCACCAGCAGCTGGCGAACCAGGTCTAGTTGAAGAAGTGCAAGTTAGTAATGTACTCATTTAATTATATATTATTATAAACATACCAAGTTGAACCGTCCCAAATGTAAAAGTCCTCAGTGTCTGTACCGTAAGCTATTGTTACTTCTCCTGATGGATTGGTAGGCGTGGATGCTGATATGTTAGCTTCTGTGTCTCTCGTTGATATATTAAATCCTCCAGCAGCAAATACTGTACCTACTACTCCAAGATTAAATGTCGGAAAAACGAACATTATGCAGTATCCCCAGCAAGAACAAAGGTGTCAGCTGCGTAAGCTACTATACTAGCTACTCCATACTGAGCATTAATACTGGTGTGTGATTGTCTGTTGTTGACCGTAGTACCGGAAGCACTGAAGCTTACTTGACCAGCTCCCTTTTGTACAAAGCTGCAATTAAACCCAGCTCCTAAACCGCTTGGTACTGTGACAGTTACAGCAGAAGCATTGTCTAACACTACTACTTTACCATTGTCCCCAGCTACCAATGTATAGGTGGTTCCTGTTTGATCGTTGATCGATGCGTCAAAGTTACTGATAGCGTTTCCGTTGAAGTCGTAGCTCGATAAGTTAGAGGCAGATGCTTGCCCCATTAGATTGGTAACGGTTACTTTCTTAGTGGTTGGTGTACCTGCTACATCGTCAACGATTGCCACAATGTCTGCACCTACTGGTGTCGTCAGCTCGGTAAGTTCTGTAATTTTTTTATTAGCCATGATTGTTAAGCTGTGGGTTCAAATAATAATATTTCGTTTAGTTCTGTTGTCAACGCCTCACCAAGTTCCGTAAATATAGCTCCGTCAATAACTTCTTCTTGTGGTGCATCAAATCCATACAGTGTTCCAAACTCAGGTCGTTTTAAATTACCAGGCTTTGCGATTATACCTGATGGTTTAGATAAACCTGATGTGAAAGTAATAGACATTACAGAGACTCAACAGTTCCGGTAGCAAAGACGCTGTGGGTTCCGCTGGTGTAAGCACTGATGTTAGCTCTGATCTTCTCGTAGTGTCCGTGGTCATCACGAATCATAAACGATCCATCTGTCGTAACATCCTGACTGTGAACAACAAACCAAACACCACCGATATAAGCTTCGATGTCTACTGTTGCAGTACCAGCTACTGTTGTTTGAACAACAAATGTCCATCCCTTGTCTCTCTCAACTTGGAACTCTGAACCTGCTCCGCTGGATGTTGCACCTGAAAGTAATGTCTTCTTATCTAAACTTCTCATAATATATTACTGTGAAAGCTGTACTCCTGTTCCTGTTTGACCACCCATACCTAATGTAGGACGACGCACTGTTAACTTACGAGTTCCTCTTCTCTTACCCATCGTAGTACTAGCTGCTCTAGCTCTTGTAGGTTCTACCCTTTCAGCTGTTGCTGTAGGAGGTGGTGGAGGCGGAGGAGGCGGTGGCGGTGGAGTGGGTGATGATCCGAAACACATAGCTATTCTAAATCTTTGGTGATAATATTGTCTTGTAACTGTTCGTCGTAAGTCTGTTGTAAATAATTAATTACACTTCTTTGTCCTACCTTAAACCATATCTCTCTATCTGTGTCTGTCAACAGTGGACATTTATCCGGGAACAGTTTGTCAAGCTTTTCTATCAAAGACTTACTCAACGCTGGTAATACTATTTCTTCATTCATCTCATTTCAAATTTATCTTCTGTCCATACATACAGCGGTGTGAACTCACCTACATAAGCACACCCTATGTTAAAGTCGAAGTACTCTATCGCTTCATCAAGACTCATACCATCTCTTTCCATAAGTATCTGTAACATAAGCTCTATAGAATACACTGCTCTGTTCTGTCCGTAGTCTGCTCCGATCAAAGCATCGTCGAATCCATCGGCTAACATCGCTTCCTCATTCATCTCTGTAGCTAATGTCAGCGAGTTCCTTTGGCAGCTTTCCTTCTTTGATCTTTTGCTCAGTCCATATCCAAGCTGAAGCATTCCACAGTATAGCACCCGCATGGTCTTCAGAGTTGTCCCCCTCAGCCAGCCCCAACAAATGTCTAAACATCGAGTCATATAATCTACTTAGTGGGAATCCTTGTTTCCAGTTGTCGTCTCCATAAAGTTTACCGCCAGCTTCAAATCTTTTGGCGAGACTTCGTAAGGCGACCGGAGGTATAAGGCTGGGTCGTCCCCGTCCATTGTCCCCATCACGCCTTGCCCCAGTGCTGAAGTTTCTAGTATATCCTTGGTTTGGTAGTTCTTCGGTGTCCATAGTTTCTTTATTGTTTTAGTTCTGAAGCAGTAGTTCTCTGCTCGTAGTAATCGTGCCATCCATGCATTCATCAAAGCATCTTGTTCGGTCAGTCCAGCTTTCTCGTAACATGTTACAACAGTCTCCCATGTGTATCCGTATTTATCCAACGCTTTCTTAGCAGCTACTGGTCCAACCTTTGGTACACCACTAAAGCCATCTGTTGAATCTCCGGTCAGGGTTTGTATAAGGTGGAAGTTATCTGCTTCTTCTACTGATGGTTGGTGATACTCTCCTTTGTTATAATCGTAGAAGATACCTGGTACACTCTTGAAGTCTTTGTCGATGCTAACAATGATCGTCTCTTCATCCATCGCTTTGTCAGTAGCTAAGATAGATATAACATCGTCTGCTTCTAAGTTATCCCACAGCACACCACCAAGTTCATCGATGATCCACTGCTTTACTTGTCGAAGGATGATAGGTAGTCGAGACTTAGCTCTGTTACTTTTGTAATCAGGGTACAACTTGCGTCGGAAGTTAGCACGGTCTGATAGACACAGCACTACATTCTCACACTTCAGTGTCTCTCTGAACTCTTGTATGCGATTGATAACACGAGCTTTAGCTAATGCCATGTCTGCGTGTACAGTCCACAGTTCCTCCTTCCATCTGATAGGTTCTTCTGCGACAACAGCTGCCTCAAAAGCGAGGACATCTGCGTCTATTAATAGTGTAGTTTTACTCATAGTATATGCTCCAGTTGTTTTGGTATTGTTTATATTTGCTAGTGCTTGGGTTATCAGGGTACAGCTTGATCGTCTTACTCTTTATCAAGTACCTTGGTATCATCCACCACTCCTTCAACGGAGCTATATAAATACCTACAACATCTATATCATCAGACATGTGTCCTTTTATTGCTCCACCGCACGACGAGTTAACTGTGTAAGCTGACTTGTCTCTGACGCTTGTGCTTTTTATCTGTACCTTTAAGTCTCCCGCTGGGCAAGTAACAATGAAGTCCCAAGGCATAGGTGTTGTGGGTGTGTGTGGTTCAAAGTCCCGCTCTAAACATTCAGCTGTGAAGCGAGTCTCTGCGATTGCTCCTATCCTTTGTGCGTTTGATGATGGCATGGTGAGGTCTTGTGTGTCGTAGATTGTAGCAAGTGTAGTGTACATGTCGTATTGTACTTCGTCCATATCAATGAGTCTCCGCCCAGCTATCACCTACTTTGTACTCACCGTCCAACTGTACATTCAGCTTCAGTTCTTTACCAGCTACACGAATCGCTTTCACTGCTAACTTACCGAAGTCTTCTGCGTGTTGTGGTATTACTTCTGCTTGGAACTCGTCGTGTATGTTAGCAACAAATGCGTACTCTCTACCGTGCTGCCATCTGCTCTTACCGAGTGCATGGAAGAGCTGTATCAAAGCTACCTTCATACACACTGCTCCGGCTGATTGAAGTAACATGTTCAGTGCTGCGTGGCTACTGCGTATGCGTAACAACCTACCGTCCAGTCCCATAAGTACACCACCGTTCTCTACTTTCTTGTGGATGTCTTGTTGCAGTCTCTTCAGTGCTGGTAGGTTGGATAGGAACTTACGCTTTAACATCTGTCCATGTCTAGCTGTACCTCCTACGATGTCTCCAATCTTTGCATCACCTGCTCCGTATAGGAAAGCATAGATGAATGTCTTAGCTTGGTCTCGTGTCTCCAGTCCAGCAGCTTGTTGATTGGCTGTGTGTATATCTCCCTCCGTTACGATCTTTCCGTACTCCCCTCCGTCGTAGAATGCTAAGTAATGTGCTAACATTCGTAGCTCCAAACCACTAGCATCACATCCCACCAACTTCATACCACTACCCGCACCGAACAATCCTCGACACTCTTCACCATACGGTACACGACAAGCAGGAACCTGTGCTACATTTGGATTGCTGTGTGTACACCGCCCGGTCACCGCTCCATTTGTATTCACTGCTCCGTGTATCCGCCCGTTCTTAGCTAGCTTCAACCACGCTTGTTGTCCTTCCGCTAACTGACCTAGTCTTTTCTGTACAAGGAGATAGTCTAACAGCTTCTGTGCTATCGGATGATCGATCTTCTTCAGTACTCCCTCATCGACTTTAGGTGTGGTAGCATCTTGTTCCTTTGGTAGTTCGTATCCAAGGTCAGCTAATGCAGCTGCTATCTGTTGTCGAGAACCAGGGTTAAACAGTGTAGTCTTTTGTTTGTTACCAGTCTTGACTGCTTCGTTGGCAAGAGATTGTTTCAGTCCTGCTTCTTTAAGGATCAACTTTAGCTTTGCTTTAGTTGGTGCTGTATACCCTTCAACCTCCCAACCAGCTGGACTCTTCATCTCTTCAACCTTGGGTGCTACCATTTGTTGCAGTTCATCTTTCAACTCAGCACGAATAGATGTTAGCTTGGCTGTCAGTCTGTCTGCTTTATCAAGATCGAAGCTAAAACCGTGTCGCTCCTGTTGACTGATGATGAATGCGAACCAATGCTCGATACTCATCATAACATTACTAGGCTCTTGCTTGATTAAATAATCGTACAACAACTGTGTAACTATACAATCACGCTCACAGTACTTCTTCATCTCCTCGTTGTAGTGATCGAACGCACCGTCCTCTTCTCCGTATGTCAGCTTCGTCTGCTTTCCCATCCGGTGTCCCCAAGCTTTGAGTGAGTGACTACCTACTAACTTATCATCGAAGTTATTACGACCGAAGTCCTCGTTGCGTAGGTCAGAAAAGATACAACGACTCATCACCAATGTATCTACTACTTTAACAAGAGGTGGAGAGAATCCGTACAGCTTCTTCAGTGCAGGTATATCAAACTTAATAACATTGTGTCCGACGATACGGTCTGCTTCTGCTAGTGCTTTAAGTCCATGCGGTATACTATCTCCTGCAAAGGTCACCATCTTCGGAACCATTGGATCGTACACAGACAAGCAGTGTACCGTGTGTAAGTCCGTCAGATTAGTGAAGTCTTCAAGAGCATTTGTTTCTATATCAAAGAATAGTGTTCTCATATTGATTCCAAAACTTCACTCTTCTCTCCGTAAATCATGTACAACTCTTGGTTATCTTCCATGTGTTTAATAACAGCATCTCTAATTGTATCTCTCACTGTTTCATCCTCCCACAAATCAAGCTGTTTAAAAGTATCCATAAAAAGTCTAGACGGATTTTCCCTAGTTTTTTTATTGAATCCTACATTATTAAGGAAGGCTATTCGTGCCCAGTTGCACATATCTGATACGATAAATTCTAATTCTATAGGTGTAAGTTCCATGTCTTAATTATTCTCCGGTTTATTTTGTTTGGTTGTTTCTCTAATTATTGGTTGCAAGGGTATAAGTTTTTTTAAAGCTCGTACCCAATCGTTGTCATTCATCCTGTTACTAGGGTCATTGTTCTTAACTGCTTCAATACACATGTCAAGAAACTCACCCTTAAACTTGCTAGGTTTATTCTTGTTCAGGCTCAGTGTTTTCTTTTTCTTCTTCATCATCGATAGGTGTCAAAGCGTAAGCTAAACCGTGTAGTTCCATAGCCCTTTCCCATAGTTCATGCTGATCAAAGTCTGGATAACACTCAGCTTGTTCATTCCAAGTAGAAATCTTTTCAAGATAATGTGCTAAGTTAATGAGTGTGTATAATTGTTTTTTTGTAATATTAGTTTTCATATTTATTTAGAATGGTTCATTATTTGTTTCTTCATCGTTAAAGGTACTAGCTCTCTCTTCCTCGGTGCATCGTCCGGTGTCTATGTTGTAATACAATGTACTACAGTGTCCGGTCTCACCGCTGAATCGATTCTTCAGTACTCTTACTTTTGTTTCGTTGGATAGTCTGTCGCTTTGTTGGTTGCGTTCAAGTCCGATGACCATGTCCGATAGCTGTGCGATTGCTTGAGACCCTCGGAGGTGATGCAGACTTACTCGCCCACCCTCTTCATGTCCTGTATCCACACGCTTCAAGTGACTGACCAATACCATACCGCACCCTGTCTCTTCTACTAGAGATCGTAGCTTGGTCATTGTATTATCAATCAATCTGCGTTCATCGTCTCCTTGGATACCACTAACAACAATCGATAGGTGATCTAGGAATATCCATTTACAATCGAATCCTTTAATTAAGTACCTAATCTTAGATAACAGATTGTCGGACTCCATACTCCCGAAGTGATCGTAGGTGTAGAACTTACCGTTACCTACTGTCTTATCGAACGCAGGTTTCATCTCCTTCTCATCTAACATATCATCGTCGAGGTGTAGCGGTTTGTTCATGTGGATACCAAGGATACCCAACGCTGTACGCCTGACAGATTCTTCAAGAGCTATGTAACCAACAGTCTCACCTAGTCCTAACAGATGGTGTGCTATCTCACGACAGAACAAACTCTTGCCGATACCACTACCAGCAGTAACAGTTACAAGTTCACCCAACCTCATACCGTGAGTGATACTGTTAAGACCGATGAATGGATAAGGTTTGCTTTTATGTTCCTCCTTATGAGAGATAACATCCCAGAGTTCCTTACCGTTTACGATACCGTCTGGTCTGTACTCACGAGCGTCGAACAAGCACTGCACTAACTCTTTACTTCTGTTAGCAACAAGCATGTCGTTCGCATCCTTTAGTGGTAGCTCTGCGATGTGTGCTTTGCCAGGTGTCAAGAGTGCTGCACATTCCGCTGCTCCCTTTCGTCCGACATCATCCATATCAAAGCAGAAGACAACTTGTTCATAACGATCCAGCCAATCGATGGCTTGTGCTATAAACTTCTTAGCTGCTCCAGCTCCGTTAGGTACACTAACGACAGGCCACTTGTTATCGAAAGCTTGACTGATACTCAACGCATCTACCTCTCCCTCACACACAACCACTCGTCTACCTCCGTCTCGCCACAAGTGCTGACCGTACAGTCCTATCAGTTCTCCTCTAACTCTGAAACTTTTGTCAGCAAACCTGAGCTTCTGTGCACATGTCTTACCGTCTCTTGTTTTATAGTTAGCTATCTGCACAGGTTGACCGTCCGCAGTTCCCATCCAATACCCCCACTTCCGACAAGTATCTTCTGTTAGGTTTCTTCGTGCTATTGCTTGAGGTGATCCGTTGACAAACTCTCTCGGTGTTGGTTCGCTCACTCGTTCTCCTCCTCCAGCGTGACTGTTACAGCTGAAACAATGCCAGCTTCCGTCGTCGT